GATGTCGGCGCGTGCTGATAGCTGTTGTTCATCGTGAACATTAGCGAGCAAGGCGAAGTCCTTGCCGTGCTCGAGTCCCTCGTTGGGTATGAGCTCGAACAAAAAAAGGGCGAGTGCCTGCTTCATAAGAATTGAGCCACTGCCCTGGAGTAAGGTGTTGAGTGCTGTTCGTTGTGCGCTTGCTGCTCGACGACCATCAGGCAACGACACATAGCCCCGTTCCCCTGCCTGCTTTTGTACTGAGGCGATGAGCTCACCGAGCCCCATAACACCTGACTCAATGCGAGCTCGAGCAGTCTTGCCAAGACTCGTGTAGGCGGTTTTGGGCGGCGGTTTCTCACCGGCTTGCTCGAGGTCGTCGGCGACGATCTTGCCAAGCTTGCCGTCACCAGCCGAATAAATCAGCGCGTAGTACAGCGTCTTGGCAGAGTCTCGACTATGCAAGCCTGCCGCCTTTTGATTGATCGAGTGTGGGTCTGTGCCGGTTTCTTTGTCGCCTTTCAGTACCGACTCGGCGTACTTACCTTTGTCCCACTTGTACAGGTAACTGGCGAGCATGCGGAGCTCGAGAGCGTCAGCATCACAACCGACCAGCACATGACCTTCGTCTGGTATCCAAAGTGATCGCATCGATTTGCTTTTGTCGACCTGAGCCATGTTGGGCCTCGAGTGCGACATGCGATGAGTGCGTGATCCGCAACTCCTGACGTAGCCGTGCATGCGGCCCTGGCGGTGTAACTTAAGCCAAGCGTTCTTACCTTCCGATAACATTCCCTGCTGCTTAGTTTTGCGGAAGTATTCGCGCAGCAAGCGAGCCTCGGGATAGTCGAGGTTGCTGAGTGTCCCCTCGTCTAACTTTGGCCGACCATCTTCAGTGAAGTCTGTAGGTATCCAGCCGTACTGGGCATTGAGTCGTCTAGCCACTTGCTGCCGACTGCCAGGATTAAACATGTCGTAACTGCACCGGCAGAGTGGTGCGTCTTTTGTGTATCCGAGTGTTTTGTTGTTGACGCTGGGTGTCCACGTATCGACGTTACGCCAGGTGCGCTTTTTAAAATCCCAGCTACCGCTGACCGGCTTGAACTCATGGTCGAACACCTTCGTCAGCATCTGCTCGAGCGAACATATGTCCTCGGTCAGCTTGACGCTGAGTTGCTCGGCAGCTTTGACGTCGAAGCGGAATCCATGGTTCGACTGTAGTGCGAGTGCATGTTGCACCTGATGCTCGAGGGCAATTGCCTGCCTGTAGTCATTGCCCGTGCGATAGAGTTTTTTGAGCTCAGTCTGCAAATGACCGTATAACTTGGCAGTGAGTTGCACATCGCGCTCGAGGTAAACCTTCATCTCGTCGCTGTACTTACTGAAGTCTTTGAAGTCCCCTTTCGGGAATCCAAATTGCTTTCCAAAGCTTGCAAGCGATAACGACATCCGACTCGGTTCGACAAGAGCCGCTATGGTCATCGTGTCCCAGACTTGCTCGAACCTAATCGTGTCTGGATAAAGTTTGTTGATGGCTGGCATGTCATAGCCAATAAAGTTATGACCGATCAGCCTGTCCGCTGCTGCTAACCTATTGAGCCCCTCCGCTATCGACGGTAGCTTCGCATCGTCGTCCGTGTACGTGGTGACGTTTGTCTCGCCCACGACGGAGACGCCAATACAATGTATTCGACTGAGCTCCGGCAGCAGCCCGTCGCCCTCTATATCTACGACGAGATGCTCCATGTCCTTTCCCCCTCACGATGGCAAGTCAGACAGAACCAGATGGTCCTCCAAGCTGATCGTGATTTTTCCGTTTGGTGATCGTGATCGGCAGTCCAAAACGAATCGTTTCATCGCTGCCACACGCATACGCTGCGCGAGGTATGTGCCGCGCTGCGAGTTGTATGCCTCCTCTGCCTGATGAATCAGCTTTAGTAGTTCAGACGGACTCAAGTTTGTTTGCATTCCAGACGCCTTTTGATTTCTCGGTCGACGTACAAATAGATCAGCCGAGCCAGTGGGTGATTTGGTAGCTTGTATTCGTCTCGGTCCAGATCGAACGACGACAGTTCTCGAGCGATGCCTTTCAACACGATGCCTACCATCAGGTCGCGGCTTGCATCGAGGTTGTCGTCAATCGTCTTAGTGAGCTCCTTAGCGAACATTCTTTTGTTCATAGGCTGATCCTCAGAAGGGAATGTCAATTTCGTCAAGTTGGTCGAGTGATTCGTCATATGGTTGTAGCCTCCCCGTGCCTCGTACATAACGCGCCTGCCCCGAGGGACCGACGACACCAAATGGTCTGTTTTTAAGAATTCGAAATGAGGTGATGTCTTGGGCGTCATCGTCATCGGCTTGCTGATTGCGCTCGGATGCGATGACCACGTCGCTGAGTTGCTCGAGGCCAGCCGATCCACGTAGATCAGTCAGACTCACCCTTCCTCCTTCGTTGAATGAGTCTTTGCCTGAGTTGCGACGTAGGTGACACACGGCGATGAGTCCGACGCCTGTCTGCTCGACGAACTGTCTAAGATTGGTCATCAAGACATCGAGCGTTTTGCGTTCCTCGACCTCGAGGCCCGACACAACCATGCTGACGTGATCGAGCACAATGAAGTCCACCTCGCAGCCGATTGCCAGGTAGCGAAGCTTGGTCATGAGCGTGTCGATCTCACAACTGCCCCAGGAATCGTAGAAGTCACTCTTCTTAACCAAGTTAGTCATCGAGCGATCCCAATCGGGCTGCTCGAGCATGGTTGGCCGTTCCATCAAATCGCCGAGCGGTACGTTGTTGTCGATAGCGACCAAGCCTTGAATCGTTTTGCGGTAGCTCTCCTCGAGCATGACCCAGCCAATTCGTTGGTCATGTTGTTGGATGAGGTGATAGCCGAGCTCTCGAGCGAGGGTCGACTTACCGATGCCGCTACCGGCTGTCAGGATGATGAGCTCGCCTTTGCGAACACCGCGCAGCGCGTTATTAATTTCAGCGTAGGGAATATCGAAGCCCTTAGGTGTCGCCTTGATTACTTCAGCGAAATCGATCTCTGTTCCACGCTTGATGCCGTCAGGTCTGAAAGGCACAGCAGCGTATACCGCAGCCTTAAGTTCTGCCTCTTTACCGGCGACCAGCATTTCACTTGCGTCTTTGAGTGGTAGCTGTGCGATCTTTGCAAGCCCAGGTCGTAGCAACGCAGCACACTCCTCTGCGGCTGCTTTGCCGGGTTCGTCCTGGTCGAACAGGAACACGACCTCCTCGAAGCTTTCGATGAACTCGAGCTCGCGACGAATGGCTTTTGATGCACCTTGTGCGCCATTAGGCACAGACACGACTTGCCATGTTAGACCTGTTGCCTGGGCATAGCTCATTGCGTCGAGCTCGCCTTCAGTGATGACAAGACGTTGACCTGGAGCCCATAGCTGTTGACCAAATAGACCGGCCTTTGCGAGGTCACCATTAACGAAGAACTTTTTGTCTGGTCCCCTTACCTTTTGAGCGACGTAGTGATTGTTGCGGTCGAAGTAAGGTGCGTAGTGCATCCCTTCACTGACTGTGTATTTGAACTTTCGCAAAGTACGCTCGTACAGCCGTCGGTCGACTAGATCTATGTATGCCCCCGTCACGAACTCCTGCACGTTGTTTGTCCTTTGCGTTGGTTGTGGTAGTTGTCCGTCCATAAACGGATCGACTTCTGCGACATGCCCCTGGCATGAAAAGCAGTAGCCATGTCCGTCGTCATAGACTGCGAATGCGTCACTGCTCGGACACATCGGACAACTTCGTTTCTCTACCAACACTGATGACATTAATCCTCCTAGATTGCGTAAACCCGCACTAACGTGTGCGGTTCCTCGTTGCGGCGTGCGTAACGCTTGTGAGCAATCAAGAGTTCTATCTGTCTGTCGTCGTGCCAAAAGATCTCGGCCGACGTCATGCAATCGAGCGGAAGCTTGCTTAGGTTGTCAATATCGAAGTGAGGCGCTGCCTTGGTGACGCGCTTTGGTCTCGTGCAAACGAACTCGAGTCCGACGATTAACCTCGAGTCTGCGTCCAGGTAGTCCCAGATTGGTGGGTAGTGTTCTAGACAAGTAGCGAAGTCTTTGACGTATTGTTGATGTCGTTTGCTGTAGTACGTTCCGAATCGAGCAACCTTAGGGCGGCTTGCTGGCACAGGAGCCACGGGTATGTAGTATTCCTGGGGTTTAGCTAACGAGCCGATGTCGATGTTCATAACCGCTCCTCAAACAGTTCGGTTAACACATCGATGATTTCTTGCGCTGAAAGGTCGAACCACTCTCCTTTCAGGCGGTGACCATCCAGGCGGCGGTAAACCTCGTCGATTGTGTTTGATATGTCTTGATACTCACGCGCGAACTCGAGGCGATAAGCCCTCATCGGGCAACCGACTTGATATTGCGCTAGGCGTTGTCGGACGTTATTGCTGATGCCGACCTTACACGCGCCTTCAAATTTGGGATGGGTAATGATGTAAACCCATCGTTTGCTTATGCTTTTGTTTGAGCAGCCATAGTGCTGGAGCACGTAGCTGCGGAGCTCGTCACGATCAGTTTTCTGTAATGACCACCAGTGACTTCTCGATAAACCTGCCGAATTCTTGGCGTGCTTATCGAGCTCATTCCAAAAGTGTTTGCTGTTGTTTTGTCTCATCTCTTCTGAGATGGCGTCGGGAGGTAGTCTGTTCAGATCAACCTCCACACCACAACGCGCCTTAATGAGTTCACATGAACTCGGGCTCTTGCGCGTCCTGCGCCGAGAAGCCGTCATCTGGACCTCCGAATGGATCATCAGTGCCGTCGTCCATTGACCTCTTGTCGATGAGGCGAACGGTGTTTAAATAAAGCGTGACGCCTTTGCTGCCGCCCATGTCGTAGGCTTTAGCGTTACCAGCAACACGAATAAGGTCACCTCGACCTATCACGAGCTCGCTGTCTAACGCTGCACCGCTTGCGTCTTGGGTTGCGGGTCTGTCTTTAGACTTAAAGCGCACTTTGACTGTGCCGTCTTGTTGGGTTTTCAGCGGGTGCTGGAGTGCATCGACGTTGACACCAGGCCACTGAGCGTCAGCGGCTGTGTGAATTGCTTTGCGAAGGGTCTCGAGCGTTTTGCTGTCTTCAGCCTCGTCGAGGAAGCCGGTGACCTCGTACTTACCTGATGGGTACTTTGAGGTCGTGTCCGGCTGGTGGATTGATGGGAAGCTTGCACTGAATGATTCAGTTGCGAATTTGACGTATGACATGAGTTCTCCTGCATAACGGTTGTTTGGTCATACTGTCGACGTTGGTGTCAGTCTTCCTCAGTCGGTTCCTCGACCGTAGGCTCAGGCTCGGGCCCCGCTTTCTTGGCTTTCTTCGAGCTCTTCTTTGGTGCTGTTGGTGCTGTCACCAGGACGTCATCGATGACGGAGAACTCGAGCTCGTACACCGCTGCGGGTGCGCCAAACTCGGCGATGCCACGAAGCATCAAAGCTGACCCGTCAGGCGCATAGGCTGGCTCGCCAATCGCGACGCCCATTGGTACGGGGCCGAGTACGGTGTAGCAACCATCGACGTGATGATAGATACCGACATCGTCTTGAGTGAGCTCTCTTAGCTTATTTACAGTACTTTGCATGATAGTATGTTCCTATAGTCTTTAGCTGAAAAAATACCGAGCATTCGGTAGGTGTGATTTAACGTCGAGCTTGCCCTGCTTTGGAGGCTCAGGCAAGCGGAGGTCATTGGGTATCATCTCGAGCAAGCCTTGATGCAGTTCATCAGACAACCAGTTGCCTTTGAATATGTCGACTGCAACTTCTCTAATGATGTTGTTGAGTTGTTCGAGATAGCAGGCGTGTACAGCGTATGAGTCGTGAACGAACGCCATGTCATCGATCCCTGCTTCGACTAACCTAGTAGCGACCATTCGACACATCGCAGCGTCTAAGCTGTGGACGACGTTAGGGGCCGCAGCCCCTGCGTTCTTTGACGGGCTCAACTTGTCTGTTCGTTTGCGTAGGCGTCTCATCCAATTATCGAAGGTGCGAACGTGCTTCTCTTTAAGTACGACGTACTTTTGGCTGACCTCACATCCGTCTGGCGTCTGCCAGGTTAGTGGGTAGCCGTTCTCAGCGAGCACCTTAGCCGCGTCACGTAGGTAGTCCATGATTCGAACAGCCTCGCTTACGACCTCAGTCCTGGCTTCCATAATCCAGTCCCGCATGTACGATGCGAGCCGATGCCGTGCCTGCAAAATAGGCAAGTTCTGCAAGCCAGTAGGGATGTCCAGGTTGTCGCACATCCTGTCTGCGACTAGCTGCTCTCGTATCCCTTCCGGGGTGACGCCATACGCCGTTGTCATAACCGCACGCTTTACTACCTTCCTTGCGAGACGGTCGTCCTGCATGACGTCGAACCAACTGTGAGCGACTTGAAGCTCGAGGTCGTCCTGCGAATTCATGATAATTTTTTCGATAATTTGGCGCACTGCTACGCCTACCTCTAGATATAGATCTTTTCGCTTCGTCGACGTGGTGCAGTTCGTTTTCTCCGCGCCGACCTGATCCTTTCCCAAAAGCGACAGAATCTGCAAACCGTTGCATGTCCCGTCTACTGCTATGGGTAAGTGGCTGATGTGAACAGGATGCTTCCAAGCTTTTGCGAGATCTACCGCAGCAGCGTAGAAAGCCATTGGCTCGTCTGCCTTCATGATGAGCTCGATTGCTTTTTTGTCGTCCTCGAGCATCGCCATGATGTCGCTTTTCATCTCTGCAACTTTCTCAAGCCGGTCCTCGATGTTCAGTTTGTCAAACCCAAACGTGTTGGCGACCTGTAGCTTCAGAGCATAGATGCCATCAGCGTTTATGCGCTTCCCGTTCGCAAACTCTATTAATGCTTTAGCGACGTGATCGCCCTGGCTCGTCAGCATTTGGTTAGCAGGATATAAACGCCCCCTAAAGTCAAAAGAATGAGGTTGCCAAAACGCTGACTTACCCTCGAGCATTTCTGCTTGCAGTAACTGACGCTCGAACGTCATAGCCTTTGAGGTTTGGGATACGTATTGAGCGAGGTCGTCATTGAACTGCTGCTGTACGACGCGCTTGTCTTCTTCCGACAACGTCTGCCACTGCTCGGGCGCGAGCTTCTTTGGCTTTTGCACTGGCATCTGCGGTCCTATGAACGGGTTTCGACACAGAAACTCGTATACGTCCCGGTTGATGCGCCATGGTGTTTTTTGAATCGCGTTTAGACTGTCGAGCGCCTGAACCGATGGTGTGAATCTGTGTGGATGCCAATCAGTTCTATAGACCTTCTGATTCAACAGATAATAACCACCTTCTATTCTGCCGTTTTCGTTCTGCTTCCACGCTCGAGGCGGTACAAGCATGGGGCGACGTATTGGCTGCGAGATCGACGCGATAGCGTGAAGCTTCGAAACATCCCCCAAAAATTCATCAGAATAAAAGACGGTTTGAGCGCGTATTTTGCCTCGAGGGCCGGTCGCCGTCAGCGTGAGCATGTCTGGGTGAGCCCGTCGTATGCAGTCGAGAATGAGTGCGCCGACGCCGAATAACGCATCTCGAGTGAGATCGTACTCATCCCCATCGAGGTAGCCTTCTATCTTTTTTTCGAGTTTTCTGGCGAATCTGAGGTGCTGCGCTTTGCTCGCTAAAGCCTGGGAATTTCGTCGTAGAAATGGCCCCGAATAACTTGCCTCCCCTTCCCTCCACCGTTGGAATCTTATCTCCCTGACACAACTTTCGCCGAGCTCGAGGCAGACATGTTGATAAGTTGGAGGCTTGGAAGTCGCCAAGGTCGACATTAGATTCTGAGTTGCAGCGAACGCGAGCTCTTCGCTTCCGACCAATGTGATTAAGTACTTCCAAGCTAACTGTCGTTTACCAGTTTTATTGTTGATGATGTTGTCTTCAGCTTGTCGCTGACGTACCGCTATGTGCTCTTGTACAACGGGCGCTATCTCTTGTAGCAACTGCTCGCCCAGCTTTGTCTCGTTTAGATGTTTCCGATTGATGCTTTCTAGATAATGATCTTTGGCATCTGTAACCATTCGGTGTTCCCACAGAACCTCTAAGAGTTCGAAGTCTGTTTTGTTGACCATCTACCCCTCCTCTGTTTCTGTCCCCTTGCGTCCCCGCGCAGTTTATTAGTTTGTTTTGTTTATCACTTTGATTGTTGTTGTTGGCAAGTGTACACATTATCGATAGAACATTACAACAAGTCTTATAATAGCAAGTGACTGTATCCCCCCTCAAACTGTATACACAGGTGTCATAGCGGGTGTACTATCGGCATATAAGATATAAGCATGACTTATATAAACCTTATAACAGCAGGAGAGACTCCTATGGGAGGTGCAGAAAATGGACGCCCTAAAAATCAACGCGCAGACCTACAAAAAAGAGCAGAATTCGGAAAGGTGCTTAAGTCTTTGCGGGAGTCAGCACAGCTTACACAACACGAATTCGCGAAGCTGGTTAGTCAGAAATATTTCACAATGATCAGCCAAATCGAAAATGGCCGGGTTCGAGTGCCGCCAGACGACACAGAGTTGTGGGCTAGAGTTTTGGGTGTCGATACCCAAGCGTTTGCGAAAGAATGTGTTCGTTATTACGAGACAGATGATTACTTCAAAGCGATCTACGGCAAGAACACGAAGCGTGACTTGCTGTGAAGATCTACAAAGACCCCAAGGGCAGGAAAGATAAGTGGCGCGTCAAACTACCTAACGGTAAGTATAAAACGCTGACAGCCGCATCAGAGAGGCAAGCCATCGAAGCCGGAAAAGCGGCTTTGGTCCAGTATGAGACGCCGCCTGGCGAATGGCTAGACCTAGTCGAACGTCACATCGCTCGACGCGAAGCAGGTTCACCAGAACTTACTAGAAAAGATAAATGGACGAACGTTAAGTACGCCATTAGACGCTTCGCTCGAGAGTTTGAAAAAGACTGCAAGCCTCGATCAGTCCAGATGGCTAACTTCCTCGATTATTGGGACAGCCTCTCCCGTCACCAGCAAGATGCGCTTCGACCTGAACTCAACCGATTTATCAAATGGTGCATGTTGTCGCAGTTGATCGTGTTACCGGCAAACCCTATTGAGTTGTTAGACAAAAAGGCGCTACCTGAAAAGAAACGTAAGCGCCTTACACCAGGCTTGCTCGACGGCGTGCTAAGAGTCGCTCACGAAAAACGGTATGAAGCATTGATACAAGCATGCCGACTATCGCTTCTTACTACACTGCGACGTGGTGATCTTGTGAGAATGAGGTGGGACGACATTCACGATAACGCGCTGCATGTTGTGGTGACGAAAAGCATCGCCAGTCGAGGTGAGGTTGCTGCTACTAGGCTGAAGTGGGATTTCGATAAACACCCACAACTCCTGGCCGAGATAAAAGAGTGTCGACGCATCGCAATGATGAACCGGGATTGCCCCTTCGTTTTGTCCCACTTTGGGACTAACAAAACAGGCAAAACCAAAGAGCACGAATGTCAGGTAACGCCTGATCTCCTAAGTAAGCAGTTCACGGAATGCATACGCGAAATCTACGACGGTAGAGATCATCCAACGTTCCACGAGATTAGGTCTTTGGCAGCGAGCACGCTCGAGAAGGAAGGAGCCCCAAAAGAAGCAATCAGCGAAATAATGGCTCATACCGACGAGTCAACGACGGAGTTATACCTGGTCGGACATGAGCGAAAATTCTTTGAAGTCAACTATAGCGTTACAGTATAGGAAGGGTTGTATATACAACCTTGCCAAGGTTGCAAGTACACAAATGGCCCGGAAACCTAGCTGTAGCAAGGGGTTTGGAAATTCGGAAACGGATTTTTGTACGGTACACAAGGGGTACACACTTTTACCTCACATGTAGCCAACTACAGTGAGACACTGCGGGAATAGCTCAGCTGGTAGAGCGCCACCTTGCCAAGGTGGAGGTCGCGAGTTCGAACCTCGTTTCCCGCTCCAACACCCCCAAATGTGCTGCGATTGACGCATGAATATAGCGAGGGATGGGCTTGCGACCCGCCTTCCAGGCAGCATACGAACCCGTGTAATCCACGAGCAACAACCTAGAACATTCTACTGGTCCACCCACCTTTGACTCGAGCAGGCTTAAAGCTTCTTTAGCTTCCATATTTTTACACTGCCCGATTGTATTTCTGCCACAAAGCATCAGCTAGACGGGCCTTGTCACCACCCTTCTTTATTAAAAAATCGTGCATGATATGGATGCGCTCACGCTGCCGCGCCCCTTTTGCGAACTCGTTATAGTCGTCGCTATATCGGTATGTCCAATCATGATTTCGCAGCATTCTCGCGTAATGACTTAAGCTGCTCATCGAGGTCTCCTATGCAGTGATTATAGATATAGGATAATACTATATTTATCGACTACGAGACCAGGGTAATGATGAGCCAAATCATGATTGGGACTATGATTAACACCCCAAGCATGAACATACAAAACTGCACCAGGTACTTTAGGTTTTGCTTACGACGTCGAGCCAAAGCCGCCTGACGGGCGTGTTCTGCTTTACGTGCCTCATTCATTTGAGTGACCATCTGCGAATATAGATGGCCGTTTCCGCTCATTATAAAAAGGTCTTTAATTTGTTGTTTGTGATCTGCGATTTGTTTTTGCGCTAGAGTGGCCTTCAAAGCATCTGCCTCTGACAGCTTGCCAGACTGCTGCATTTTGCCTATCTGGGCTTCCCCCTCCCCCAGCTTGCTGATCATACCGGCAACTGTTTGGAGATCCTGACCGACCTCTGCTGCTTTCTTGATCGCACTTGCTGCCGTATTCACTCCAGCGATAACCGCTGCGAGTTCTACGACCATATTTATGACCCTCTAATTAACGCGGCTAATCTGTGACTACGGTTACCTACCTGGCGGCTCCATTTCGAGTTGAGCATCTGTGCGCTCGCCTCTTCCATGTCTCCGTCCTCGAGCGCCTGCCGGAACTTTTCGAACTTCTTTAAAGTTGGCAGTCCCAGGTTAAACGCCATGTTGATTAAGCAAGCCTGACGCTCTGGAGTGAGGTTTTCCCAGACAGCCTCACCAACAAACTTTTTAGCGTCCTCGAGCGCGACCTGAGTGTCAGCCATTAGCATCTGCTCGGCCTCATGCTCGGAGATGCCGTTGTCTTGAAGATTTCTCCCGTATCCGATTGTCAGCTTGTCTGCTGTGCAGCGGTACGGAAAAAGCCGGAGCCCTTCGTCGTGCTTAAGCATTTCCATTGCCATTTGCTTTGCTTTTACCATCTTTCGATCACATCCATGCTGTATCTAATGAATCCGTCTGATCCGTACTCGATCACCGGGGCGTCTGTGTTCATGGAACACTTAAGAGTGGGTAGATAGGAGTTAGGCGCACTCAAAGACAGAGTGCCGGTATCTCGAGCGGGTGGATCGACCACAGGATCACTACCGCTCAATCCAAGATATTGGAGTAGCTGATTGTTGTTGCTGGCGTCGTTTCGGTTGTAGTACTCGCCA